AATAGAAAATGTAGAGGTTATCGTCGAGGAACGTGGCGGTAAAAAGAACCTTTATATTGAAGGAGTTTTCCTTCAGGGTGACATAAAAAATCGTAACGGTAGAATGTATCCATGTGGAACTCTTGCAAAAGAGGTTTCAAGATACAGCGAAGCCTTTATCTCAAAAGGTAGAGCGCTTGGTGAGTTAGGTCATCCAGATGGCCCAACTGTAAACTTAGATCGTGTTTCCCATAAAATTACTTCTCTAAGACAAGAAGGTTCTGATTTTGTTGGTCGTGCTAAAATATTAAGTACACCTATGGGTAATATTGCTAAGTCACTTCTTGGTGAAGGAGTCAAACTTGGAGTATCATCTCGTGGTGTTGGCTCGGTTGCTATGAACAACGAAGGTGTAAACGTTGTTGGTGAAGATTTCATGTTGGCAACTGCTGCAGATATTGTTGCAGATCCTTCAGCTCCAGACGCATTTGTGGATGGAATCATGGAAGGAAAAAATTGGGTTTGGGACGGCGGTGTTCTTCGTGAACAACAAGCTGCAAAAACCTACAAACAAATCAACACTCTTGCCAGTAGTCGACAGTTGCAAGAGAACAAGATAAAGTTATTCTCAGATTTCCTAAAAAATCTTTAATTTATAACTTTTCTAAATAAGTATAGATTTACACTAATATAAAGTTTTAATTTCGGAGAGCAAAAACGATGTCCGTTGGAAAAGATTTACAAGAAATGGAAGTAGGCACTCAGCAATCCAAAACTGCAGTTAACGCTAACGCAAAGGCGGGAATGCCAATGGATACGTCCGTTGCAGGTTCCTACGAAGATCTTGGCGGCCCTACTCCCGATAATTACAAACCAGATGATGATTCTTCTAAGTTAAAAACAGTAGGAACTGTAGTTTCTAATGTTGTTAACAAAGGTGCAAAACCAGCAATGCCTATGGATACATCCATAAGCGGATCTAAAAAAGAAGAAGCTGAAGTGGAAGGCGAGGTAGTCGCAGAGGAAGAGCAAGTTGCTGAAGAGCAGGCTCCTGAGATTAATGTCGAAGACGACATGAATGCTCTGTTCTCTGGTGAAGAACTATCAGAAGAATTCCAAAACAAAGCAAAGACAATCTTTGAAGCAGCAATCAATTCTAAAGTGGCTAAGATTAAAGAAGATCTTGAAACAGAAAACGAGAAGAAGATTGTTGAAGAAATCACAGAAGTAAAGGAAGCTCTCGTTGAGAGAGTTGACTCTTACCTTGAGTACGTCGCTGACGAGTGGCTCAAGGACAATAAGTTATCTGTTGAGCATGGATTAAAGTCAGAGATGACAGAATCCTTCCTCACAGGAATGAAAACCCTATTTGAAGAACATTATGTATCAATCCCTGAAGAGAAATACGATGTAGTCGAGAACATGGTAGATAAACTTGATGAAATGGAGACCAAACTCAATGAGCAGATTGAGAGAAACGTTGGACTAAACAAGAGACTCGCTGAGTCAACTGCAGACGTTATCGTTTCTGAAGTTTCTGAAGGCCTTGCTGCTACTCAGAAAGAAAAGCTCGCTTCACTTGCAGAGAGTGTTGAGTTTAAAAGTGAAGAATCATATCGTGAAAAACTGGAGACTCTAAAGGAGTCATACTTTGGACAGAGTGTTCAGAAACAGACCTCAGAAACAGTGTTAAATGAAGAGACACAAGCAGTAGAATATACTGGTGCAATGGCTCATTACATGAAAGCACTTAACTCGGTCAAGAAGTGAATTTAACATTATATTAAACACAACTCACATTACTAAAAAGCAAAATGTTCAACTCAGAACAATTGCAAGAGAAGTGGTCGCCGCTACTTAATCATGAAGGACTTGATGATATCAAAGATCCTCATCGTAAAGCCGTAACCGCAGTCTTGCTAGAAAACCAAGAGAGATTCCTTAGAGAAGAAAGGGACTTTCTATATGAAGGCACACCAGGCCAATTAAACGAAATCACTAACGCTGGTAACGCTGCAGGCGCATCAGGTGGTTTTAGTGGTGGTGCAACAGCTGCTGGCCCAGTCGCTGGTTTCGACCCCGTTTTAATCAGTCTTATCAGACGTTCAATGCCAAACTTGTTGGCATACGACATATGTGGCGTTCAGCCAATGAACGGCCCAACTGGACTCATCTTCGCAATGAGATCTAGACAAACTTCACAGAGTGGTACAGAAACATTCTTTGATGAAGTTGATTCAACATTCTCTACTCAGGATAAGGGACAAGACCTTACTGGCGGATTTACAGATCGTAACGCTGGTTTCGGTTCTACAGGCCCTCAGCAGGGAACAAACCCATCCGTACTAGGATCTGGAGACGTTGCTCAGGCACTATACTCCGTTGGTCAAGGTATGGCAACTGGAGATTCAGAAGCTCTTGACGGAACAGGATCTAACGCCTTCCGTGAAATGGCCTTCTCAATCGAGAAAGTTACTGTTACTGCGAAATCCAGAGCGTTAAAAGCAGAGTACTCACTAGAACTTGCTCAAGACCTTAAGGCAATCCACGGATTGAACGCTGAGGCCGAGTTAGCAAATATTCTATCAACTGAGATACTTGCTGAAATCAACAGAGAAGTTGTTCGTACAATCTATAAAGTTGCTGAGTCTGGTGCTCAAGCAAACACAACAACTGCTGGAACATTTGACCTCGACACCGACTCAAACGGAAGATGGTCAGTTGAGAAGTTCAAAGGACTTCTATTCCAGATCGAAAGAGATGCAAACGCAATTGCACAAAGAACTCGTAGAGGAAAGGGTAACATTATCGTTACTTCCGCTGACGTTGCTTCTGCATTAACAATGGCTGGTGTTCTAGATTACACCCCTGCACTTAATGCTAACCTTAACGTTGATGACACTGGTAACACATTTGCTGGTACAATCAATGGTAAGTACAGAGTATACATCGATCCTTATGCTGCTTCTGGTGGTGGTGAAGCTAATCACTTCTACGTTGTAGGATACAAAGGTTCTTCACCATATGACGCTGGACTGTTCTACTGTCCTTACGTTCCACTACAGATGGTTCGTGCTGTGGGAGAAAATAGTTTCCAACCAAAAATCGGGTTTAAGACTCGTTATGGTATGGTTGCTAACCCATTCGCAGAGGGAACAACTCAAGGACTTGGTGCTCTTACTCAGAACGCAAACCGTTACTACAGAAGAGTTAAAGTTACTAACCTCATGTAATTTGGATATTACATATTTTTTTAAGAGACCCTTGATGGGTCTCTTTTTTTATGTTACAATAAATATATCATGATCAGAGAACTCGTAAAACCAGAACATCAACTATTTCATCATCGTATTGATTCGTGCAGCTATAAATTAGATCGTCAGTTTTTATCCAATACGTTAGTTGAAAATATGATACATTACAAAGGTATTGGTATATCAGCAAATCAAATTGGTATATGGGAAAGAGCCTTTGCAATGATAAGAGATTTAGAACATAATGAAATCATAGTATGTTTCAATCCTCGTATCATTAAATCATATACAGAAGAAGTTGAAATGGAAGAAGGTTGTTTATCATATCCAGATGTTTTCTTAAAGGTTAAAAGGCCAGATAAAATTGTAGTCAAGTATGAAGATGTTGATAAAAAAACACATAAAATGAAGTTGTCTGGTCTAGCTTCCAGAGTATTTCAACATGAATATGACCATATGGAAGGTATAGACTTCACTCAGAGAACTAAAAATATTGTCTAGGTATAAACTAGTAGGCATTTCTTTTTGTTAAAATGTAACCGTAAATACAGTGTGGATTCGCATACATAATAGTAGGATTGGAGGAAAGAAAATGAAACCTTCTCTCTATATGATGGTGTAAAATAACGGAGGCTTTTATGCACAACAGAGTTTCGCATAACCAGTTAGCTGGTTGGAGTATGACCGATAACAACAGTAATTTAGAAATAAACAAGATCGACGATTACTTCGACTGCCTGATAGAATGTGCAGACTTACCCAATGCGTGTAGACGCATATGTAAAAACGTATTCGATTAAAACAATGCACTAAAGATATGGAAGGGGTCTAAATAATATTAGACCCTTTTTTTATGCATGGATGCCATCACAGGTTTTGTTGATGAGTATTTGAGTACGTTCGATCCTCGCGAAATAATAAAACCACAAGGTTGGAATAGAAATTTCTTTGGTGTACCTAACTTTAATAGAAAGGTTATGTACAAGGAAGGGCAGTATCAAGTTGAGTGTTTGGACTGGCCACCACATGCTATCATCCCAGAGCATCGACATCCAGACATCGACAGTTATGAAGTATACATACGTGGCAAGATAAGTTTTAGTCATGGTGGTTACTGGATAGACAATCACCCAGAGCAACAGAAGATATGTAAAATGCGACACGATTTTTTTACCCTTCGTGTTTACCATGATGATATACATGGTGCATTCATGGGGGATGGTAGATCCATATTCATGTCAGTGCAGCATTGGCAGAACGGTGTTAAACCTAGTACAGTAGGTGAGAACTATGTTGGTGAATACAACATTGATGATGTGGAAGGACAGAGTACCAGAGGTAAGAATGCTGAGTTGACATGGATAGATGCTGCACATAACGAAACAAGTAAACCAGATTTCAGAAACTTCAGATTTAGTATCCACGACAAGATAAGAGATCCGAACGTTTTCTGGCTTGGATAAATACTACGGAGACCTGTGTGAACTAATGGAACCAAATCTTTTTTCTCCTAATAATCAAAACTTTCTATCACCAATAGGTTTTAAATTTATTCTTGGTAGGACACCTAACGTGGACTATTTTTGTCAGTCTGCATCCATACCTCAAGTGGAGATAGGCGTAAGGGAGATAACCACACCAGTCAAAGAGTACTCTTTACCTGGCGATAAGATGACCTTCGGTGATCTTAACCTAAGGTTCTTAGTCAATGAAGACTTGGATAATTACTATGAAATTTACAAATGGTTAAAGGGTCTTACTAACCCCAAGCACCAAAAGAATTTTGCAACGTATATTGCCAGTGTGGATGAGAAGGGTAGACCAGAAGAGTTTGATAGGATGATGAGTGATGCTCGTTTGCTTATACTTAATAGCAATTACAATACGATATCTAATATCAATTTCTTTAACATCTTCCCAACCAGTCTCACCACACTAGAGTTTGATGCATCGGCAACTGATGTTAACTACCTCACAGCCGAGGTCAATTTCAAGTATACTTTGTATGAGATAACGGATAAGAATAATAAGAAAGTATGAACCTAGACACTTTGAATGACATGTGGGAGAAAGACTCACAACTAAATGATGAAAAATTAGATCATGACAGTTTAGAAATCCCCAAGTTACACGCTAAATACCTACGACTTTACAATTCCTTTAATACCTTAAAGGATCAACAGGAGTTTGAAGTCAAACGCACCTATAAACATAGGTGGGAGTACTATACTGGTAAAGCGGAGAAACCATTCCCAATCAAACTCATCAAGACAGATGTACCTGTATATCTGGAAGCTGATGAAGTATATAATAAGTCCGTTCTTAAGCTGAAGTACTATAACCAAATGGTTGAGGCATTGAAAGCCATTATGCAGGCTATCAATAACCGATCCTTCTATATTAAGAATGCGATCGAGTTCGCTAAATTTCTGAAAGGTTATGAAATCTAATGTCTACATTCAGAAGAAGAACGAAGTATATCTGACTGTTGAGTGTGAACCTCATGTTCAATACGAACTAGCAGACCAGTTTACTTTTGAAGTGCCTCAAGCCAAATTCATGTCAGCGTACAAGAAGAGGTATTGGGATGGAAAAATCAAGTTATTCTCCCCAGGTACAGGCGAAATTTATGTTGGTCTTCTCCCTTATATTACTGCGTTTTGCGAAGAGAAGGGGTACGAAGTTATCCATAGGGACAACGAATTTTATGGACTTCCACAAGAAGTGGATGGATTCATTACTCCCCAAGGACTAGGTGATTGGATTAAAACACTTAACCTACCACATAAGGTTAGAGACTATCAGTACAAGGGTATCTACGAAGCCCTACGTAACAAGCGTAAACTATTACTATCACCAACAGGGTCTGGTAAGTCTCTAATGATATATGCTCTGTCTAGGTTCTGGACAGCAAAGAATTTACAAACACTCATAGTAGTTCCTACGACATCTCTGGTAGAGCAGATGTACAAGGACTTTGAGGACTACGGATGGGATGCAAAGAAACACTGCCATAAAGTATATGCAGGTAATGATCCTAGGTCTGAAAAGGATGTGGTCATTACCACATGGCAGTCAGTATATAAGTTACCTAAGACATACTTTAAGAATTTTGGTGCTATAATAGGAGATGAAGCACACCTATTCAAGGCAAAGTCCTTGACTAGTATCATGAATAAACTCTATGACTGTAAGTATCGCATAGGGTTTACTGGTACTTTAGATGGTACAGAAACAAACCGCCTTGTACTCGAAGGTGTATTTGGGACTGTTGATAAGATAACTCGTACAGAGACACTCATAGAACAAGGACACCTTTCCGAGTTTGAGATCAAAGTACTCATACTTAAACATGACAAGAGAACTTTTGACACCTATCAGGAGGAGATGGACTATCTTGTTGACCATCAAGGACGTAGTAAGTTCATACGTAACCTAGTTTGTGACCTATCTGGTAACACTCTCGTCCTGTTCAACTACGTTGAACGGCATGGTATGCCCCTTTTTGATATGATAAATACTAAGGTAGGAGAAGACAGACTGGTCTTCTTAGTCCACGGTGGGGTCGATACTGAGGACAGGGAAAGGGCAAGAGAGATTGCCGAGACGACAAATAATTCAATTATAGTGGCATCCTATGGGACTTTTAGCACTGGTATTAATATTCGGAACTTACATAACGTTGTCTTTGCTTCGCCATCAAAATCGAAAATCCGAAACCTCCAGTCGATCGGTAGGGTCTTAAGGAAAGGAGACCACAAGACAAAGGCAGTGCTATATGATATAGCAGATGATATATCCACTGCTACTAAAAGAAATTATACACTTAATCATTTGACAGAACGTGTTAAAATATATAATGAAGAAAATTTCGACTATGAATTCATTGATGTCCGAATCAGAGACTAACATGGAAGAGCAAAAGAAAATCGAATTCCTTGCAGCGATCAAACTAGTATCGGGAGAAGAAATTCTTGCGGTGACTGAGCATGTTAATGATGAGAACGGTGACTATATGATAGTACAAAACCCCATAGAGATCGAAGAGGTCATGCTACAGGGTAATAAACCAGGTGCAAAAGTGACACCGTGGATGAAATTTTCACGCGAGGAAGAATTTCTCATCCCGAAGGATAAGGTTATAACTGTGGTAGAAGTAGATACAGAGGTACAGATATTCTACGCTATGTCTCTAAGGAGACTTAATGGAGATACCATTACAGATAGTACTGGAAGAATATCTACCGTAGAGGAAGCTCGTATTAAATTAAATAAAATATTTAATAGCTAAGTCATCCCTTGAACTCGCACACTCGTATTGTACCAAGAATTACAACAGTTGTCAAGCCCCCCTTGCATTTTGAAACAAAATGGTGTATACTGTATACATAAGGAGATAATATATGGCCGTTAGAAGGAAGGTACAGAGTGAGCATTATGTAAACAATAAAGAGTTCTTGGAAGCACTTATTGTCTTCAAGGCAAAGTGTGCTGCTGCAAAGGAAGCGGGTGAACAGCGTCCGCAGATCAGCAATTACATTGGAGAATGCTTTTTAAAGATTGCAACACACCTGTCATACAAACCAAACTTTGTCAATTACATGTTCCGTGAGGATATGATATGTGATGGCATCGAGAACTGTGTACAGTACATAGAGAACTTTAATCCAGAGAAGTCCAAGAACCCGTTTGCATACTTCACTCAAATCATTTACTATGCTTTCCTAAGACGCATACAGAAAGAGAAGAGACAGTTAGAAATAAAGAATAAGATACTAACCAAGTCAGGATATGATCAGGTCTTCCACACAGATGACAAAACTGGACATTCAGACTATAATACAATTAAGGAGAACGTAGAACTAAGAATTAAGTGACATATCCTATTACAATTGTTGATGATTTCTTTGAGGATCCTGATGCCATTGTAGCGATGGCTGATGAATTGAAGTACTATCCACCTGACCGTGGTAACTGGCCAGGTGTACGTACTAAGCAACTCCACGTGGTAGAAGAGAGGTTTTTTAATTACTTCGGTGAGAAAATACATCTCCTTTTCCATGATAGCAAACCTGAGTACTGGAATATGCAGACGCACTTCCAGAAGATACAACCTTTCTCAGAGGATCAGTATGATCCACTCAATAGAGGGTGGGTGCATCAAGACATTGACACACACTTCGGTGGTATAGTATACTTAACAAAAGACCCATGCCCAGATTCAGGAACGTCGATTTATAAGACATCCTCTGGGTATGGGTTTCAGTATCCTGATGAGATCACTATGAAGGAGAAACTTTATAGGGGTGAGGAGATAGATCCAGATGAGTACAGAAAGGTATGGAAGAAAGTACATGCACAGTACATACCAACAGTCAGGGTAGAGAACGTATACAATAGATTTGTTCTATTCAACAACAAGACACACCATGGTGTTTATACTTTTGGCACTAAGGAACGTCTAACATTAAACTTTTTTGGTATGCATATGTCAGGTAAGATACCACCACTACAGAGATCGAGATGAGATATCCAGGATTAATACCAGGTGTACAAAAAAACGTGGGCGACCAAGAGTATGGTTGGGACTATGGAAGAATGTCCATAGATGGCAAGAAGTCCATAGACCCTATGTTAAATTTTGGTTGCTATACATTAGGGTATGGTCGTATGGCGATCATGAACTATGTCCATAATAATATGTGCATTAAACCTGAGATAGGTGAGAACTTCTTTGATGCTCAACCTATTAAGTTGAACAATGCCACATGGAAACTAGCAAAGATGCTCAAGGGCATTACAGGATATAGAAGTATATTCTCATTGAGTGGTAGTGATGCAGTTGAGGGTGCAGTTAAACTTGCTAGTGCATATCAGAAGCAAGTAGGTCAGCATGAACGTAATGGCATAGTTACATTCAAAGGTAGCTTCCATGGATCTACTATATTAACTCAGAGCATGGGTGATGGTCTGTTTAATGATCCATTTTATACCATGAAACCGTATCAGAATATACTAAGATTACCAGTTGACTTCTATGTGGATCATTACAACTGGGATAATGTCATGTGTGTTGTGGTAGAGAGTTGCCCATATGCCAATGGTATCAAACCTCATAGTGAAAGGTTCTGGAATAATATCTCACAGATACAGAAGAAAGGTGTTATAATAATAGTAGATGATATCATGACAGGAGGAGGGAAGACAGGTAACTTTGTGGGATGGAAGAAACTCCCAGTTGAACCTGACATCTTCACAATGGGTAAAGCAATCACAGGAGGATACTTCCCATTAAGTATTGCATTATATAATGACAAGATACATGACGCACTCCCTAGAAGGTTTGACTGGGAGCATGGGTTCACTTACAGTTTCAGTTTACCAGGTATCTTAAGTTGTCTAGCATACGTCAAAATATTAGAAGAAGAACTTCTTATGAAGAAGCACAGAGATATAGTAGTAAGGGCGGTTGACTTGTTTAATAATTTAGGTTATACTATCAAAGGACAGTTTGGAACAATAATTGAGATTGAACGTGAACAGAGAGGAATGTACACCATTCCCATTGATGCTAGTGATGAATACTTTTATGTACTGGAGCAACAACTGAAGTGAAGATTGCTATAATAACAGATCAGCACTTTGGTGCAAGGAAATCAAGTAGAATATTTCACGACTTCTTCAAGAGGTTCTATAGGAATGTGTTCTTTCCAACACTTAAAGAACGTGGCATCACTACAGTTCTAGACTTAGGAGATACATTTGACAACCGTAGAAACTTAGATATATGGGCAGCACAGTGGGCAACCCATAATTATTTTGATGTACTTAAGGACATGGGAGTTGAAGTTCATGCCTTAGTAGGAAACCACACAGCATATTTTAAGAATACTAATCTAGTAAACACTCTCGTGACTACAGTTGGAGAGTATGACAACGTAACAATTTACACTAAAGCAACTGAGGTAGAGATAGGTGGACTACCTATTCTATTCATACCTTGGATCAATGAAGAAAATCATGATGAAACATATGATCTGATAGGGAAGAGTAAGTGTCCAGTAGCAATGGGACACCTAGAACTCAATGGATTTGAAGCACACAGAGGTTACATCATGGATCATGGTGCTGCTACTTCTCCCTATAGGAAGTTTAACAAGGTATACTCAGGTCATTATCATCAAAGAAGTACGAGAGAGAACATAACATACTTAGGTAATCCTTATCAAATCTATTGGAATGACTATAATTGTAAACGTGGTTTCCATATATTTGATACTGAAACTCAGCAATTGGAGTTTATACCGAACCCATATACCATCTATGAGAAAATATACTATCATGAAGATCAGTTAAATAGTAGTAAGTTTAAGTATACAGATTACACAAACAATTTCATTAAGATCATAGTAGAAAAGAAAAAGGACACAGACAAATTTGAGTTCTTTATATCACAACTCTATGCTGCTGGTGTACATGAGATCAAAGTCATCGAGGATCCATCCTTTGAACAAGACTTGAGTGAGGAAATTGATATTGAGAAAGAGGACACACTAACCATCCTTGAAAGATATGTTGATGAAATAGAATACAAAGATAAACCTGCACTTAAATCTATTCTTAAAACCCTATATGTAGAAGCACTGGAGATAGTATGATGTACATTATTGCCATGAAAGGTAAAGAAAGAGAGGGTGCGTATGCTGTCAAAGGTGACAAATCTGACAAAATGGTTTACATGTTCCTTGACAAAGACGACGCTTTACGCTATGCTGGACTTCTGGAAGCTGATGACTTTCCAGATATGTCGGTGGTAGAGGTGGATGATCGTGAGATTATTCAAGCTTGTGTCACTAGTGGTAATGAATATTATGTTGTCACTCCTGATGATATAGTAGTGCCCCCTAGGGAATAATTTTTGTCGAATGATTCTATTTAAAACTGTACGTTGGAAGAATTTTCTTTCAACTGGTAATGCTTTTAGTGAAATACAGTTAGATGCAAGTCCTGCTACTCTGATAGTTGGATCAAACGGTGCAGGTAAATCCACATTCTTGGATGCTATCTGTTTCGGTTTATTCAATAAACCTTTTCGTAAGATAACCAAAGCACAATTAGTGAATGCGGTTAACGAAAAGGATCTGCTCGTTGAGATTGAATTTAGTATTGGTTCCCGTGACTATATGATACGACGTGGATTTAAACCTACGTTGTTTGAAATTTATCTTAATGGTTCAATGCTTTCCCAAGAAGCAGCTATGAATGAGCAGCAAAAACATCTGGAGCAAAGCATACTGAGGTTGAATTATAAATCATTTACTCAGGTGGTGATCTTAGGATCATCATGCTTCGTTCCATTCATGCAACTTAGCCCCCCTAACCGTAGAGAGGTGATCGAAGATCTCCTAGATATTCGTATCTTCTCTACCATGAATACTTTACTTAGAGACAAGGTAAAGTCAGTTAAAGAAACTCTCAGAGAATGTGAGTATCAAGTTGACCTTGCTAAGAACAAGGTTGAGATGCAACAAAACCTCATTGCTAATTTACAGGAGCAATCAAATGCAAATACCTCCAGACGAAAAGGAGAGATCAAAGATCTTGAAGGAGAAATCTCTAGCACAAATGATGCAGTTACAAAGGGATTGGGAGAACTCTCGTCTAAAGAAAAAAGCTTAGAAGCATATGGTGATCTAGATAAGGAGCAAACAGAACTCCTAGTATATCAGGACAGATTTAAAACTAAGAAAAAATCTTTTGATAAAGAATATAAGTTCTTTGATAAGAATGATAACTGTCCCACATGCCATCAAGCAATCACAAAAGAATTAAAGAACGATAAGAAGAAAGTTATAAATGTCTCATTAAAAGAATTAGATGATGCATCAGTAGCATTACAACAGAAACTTGAGATCCTACTAGAGAAAATTGGTGAGAGACAGATTATAAACAATGAAGTCAGAGACATTAATGATAGGATCAGTTCTTATAATAAAGAAATACAATGGAAGAAGAAACAGATACGAGATATAGAAGAGAAAATTAATACAGGTACGGTTGTCTCTCTAAAGAAAGAGAAAGAAAAATTAAAAGAGATTGCCAAAGATGGAATGAAGGTAGAGGAATCCCTACTTGACAGTAGAAAGACAAGGGACGACTACGATGTCGTTTCTAATATGCTCAGGGATAGTGGTATTAAATCAGTTATCATTAAAAAGTATCTTCCAGTTATGAACCAGTTGGTAAACAGATACCTTAAGGAACTAGACTTTTATGTTTCATTTGATCTCAATGAAAACTTTGAGGAGACTATTAAGTCTAGGTTCAGAGATGAGTTTACTTATTCTTCTTTCTCTGAAGGAGAGAAGATGAGGATTGACCTTGCTCTCCTATTCACTTGGAGAACTATTGCCAAGATGAAGAACAGTGCTAACACTAATCTTTTAATCTTAGATGAAATCTTTGACAGTTCATTGGATGGACAAGGTACTGATGATTTCCTCAAGATACTACATACAGTATCAGATAACACTAATGTCTTTGTGATCTCTCACAAAACAGAATCATTACAAGACAAGTTCGCTTCTACCTTACAGGTTGAAAAGAAACAAAACTTCTCAGTAATTTCAAAGGAAGAATAACATGACAATTTACAACGACGTTCCTCATGGAGGAAAACATGCTTTTACATCAGGGGGTGCAGTGCCTGGTAAAGATATCACATCCGAATCTGAAACAGCAAAGACAACAGGTACAGATGTACCCGAAGATCAAAAGCATTTATTTGAATCAGGTTTAGGAGAAAATCCAACTAAACCTCCAATGAACTATCAAGGAGTTCCACTTCAAAATGGGATGACAGAAAAGGTGAGTTTAAATGGTGGACTTCATCCTGATACTTATGCAGAGCATGACTGGTCAAGACAGGATAGACTTGATATGATTGGTAAGATAGATGCACTCAACCATAAGTTAGATCACATCTTAGAACACTTCCATCACAATACAACATGGACTGCTAATCTAGGTGGTGGCAACCAGATTACATTTAAGAAAGATAGTGCTTGCTAGAGTATACGATAATAAGTTTGACATAAAATATCTCCATGATATCTTTACTATCCTCCAAGGTAAGTTAAGATATAGAGCTTGCAACGTTGCAAATTCTTTTACGTGGCCATACCATCAGGAAGGTAGTCACAGGTTATTTGGTTCTTCTATCTTTATGAGGAACCATCCTAATATAATATCATATCTGGATAACGAGAATGCTCCTACCTTCTTTAAAATGTTTGAGCATCTATGCAGACTGCTTGACCTAGACAGCACACGTGTCTACCTCAACAGGATAGATGTGAACCTTCAGCATAGCGGATGTGACGGAACGTTACATATTGACAGCAATGGTCCCACAGATCGCTCTCAGCATACTATAATGGTAATGCCTAACCCGACATGGGAAAAAGAGTGGGGTGGTAAATTCCAAATCTTTTCTGAGGACAAATCAGAAATGCTAGAGGAGTATGAGTATGAACCTGGTAGGATCATAGTCTTTCCATCACACTATCCCCATAGAGGATTAGGACCCACAAAAGAGTACCTATATAGGTACAGCATAGTATTTGGATTGATCCTATGAAAGTCCCCAATTGGCAGCATCATTCCAAGAAGGAACAGAAACGCCACCTTAAACCACAAGCATTGCGTCAAG